CTAGAATCTGAGTCTGTACAGCACCTGAAGTTCCAGTAAGGCAAAGGTCACTATTAGTCGAGTTTATCGATGGTGAAGCAGCAGTCGGGGGAGGGGAGTTAACAGTAGTTTGTGAAGTTGAGTCGACAGTTGAAGTAGACTCAGTAACTATTGGATCATTCGCCTGACCAAGCGCAGCTGAACCCAATATTGATATAGTAATTGCTAGAAGTATTTTTTTCATGTCTTTCCTCATTGTTGAATAATATTCATCGCAAAGTACTTGAAATGATGACAAGCCCATCATGCCATTGATATTTATCATTTTTGGTCTCTGTAAAAAAATGAACATATAAACTATTGTTTCTATTGCATAAAATATTTTTGTTAGAACTACATTTTTCTGTGTACAATCTATCAAAAGTTTGATAGTATCTAGAAGTAAGGTATATGGAGAAACCATGGAAAAGAAATTTCTACTAGTGACTGGATATCAACTTTACGTGGTCCAGAAGAAGAACGACTTCACTGCTCATGGTGACAATTGCCTATATCATAAAGGTGAACTAGTAGGTTACATGGATGAGACCGACCGCGATGAGGATCGCATCTGGTATGATCATTTTGTTCGCGAAGACTTTTACCCCCACGAATTGGTGAAAGCAGAAAAAGAACGTCGCGAAGCAATGTATAAGAACTTGAAAAGGAACCAATCATCGTGGCTGTGAACAATAACGGAAAATCTGAGTATATAGTAAAAAAATCTACTCTACAACGTACTATGGAACTCTATGATGCACTTCCGAAAGAATACCGAGATGTGCTGAAAAACTCCGTGATGAATTTGACTGTGACACAGCCTCAGATCGTGCGTAAAATATTTGGTACCGCGCGGGCCATGAAGTCACATATACAACAGAAAGATTTGATGGGTACTCGTGATACTTATGGTTACAATCATCCTGACATTGCTTTTGAAAAAAACACCGCATAATCATTTTTTTCAAAAATAATGGTTGACATTCTGTTGAAACTTTGATAGTATCTAAGAGTAAGGTATGGAAAAGGAAACCACCATGAATAAAGATCTCGCGCTCGCTATCTCCTACATCTTGTCGAAAGCTTCCAACGAAGATCTTCACAAGATTTACGATGCAACGGCTGCTCGCCGTGATACCTTGGCTCAAGCAGCAAAGCGTGCCATGGCACCTGGAATGCAAGTTAAGTTTTCACATGGTGGCATCACTTATGCCGGTGTGATCAAAGCCATCAAAATCAAAAAAGCGACTGTCGAGGTCACCAGCCCGAAGCGCATCAACTATACGGTTCCACTTCAAATGTTGGAGGCAGCGTAATGTATTTCGAAAAATCATACGTTAACGTCGACAACAAAACATCATACACGGGAAATACATAATGGCACACCTAGTAGAAACTATGGCATATGCTGGCGAAACCCCCTGGCACGGACTTGGAGTTCCTGTGCATAATGAGCTTACGCCTGACATGATGCTTAAGAAAGCTGGTCTTGACTGGACTGTTGAGAAGGTTCCAACCTTCTGTGAGTATAAAGACGAACTTATCCCAACATCTGACTACGCGCTCATTCGTTCGTCAGACCATAAAGTCTTGACAACAGTTTCAGGCGAATGGGAACCTGTTCAGAACCATCAGGCTTTCGAATTCTTCAACGACTTCGTTATGGAAGGCGGCATGGAGATGCATACGGCTGGTTCGCTCGATGGCGGCAAAAGCGTCTGGGCTCTTGCTAAAATCAAAGAGTCTTTTGAGATTGTCAGCGGCGATCGTGTAGAACCCTACCTCTTGTTCTCGAACCCGCACACTTACGGGAAGTGTGTGGACATTCGCTTTACTGGTATTCGAGTAGTCTGCAATAACACACTGACTATGGCTCTTAAAGGCACTTCTGATATGATGGTTCGCCTGAACCACCGCAGCAAGTTTGACGCTGAGATGGTCAAGAATACACTTGGCATGGCTAGTAAGCAAATGGGTACCTATGTCGATGTAGCAAAATACCTCTCGACAAAGAAAATTACTACTGACACCGTGACTGAATATCTGCGTGAGATCTTCCCATCGATGTCTAAGAATGATATTAAAGAGGAATATGGCGCTGATATTCCTCTTTCGCGCCCCGCTTCTCAGGCTCTAGAAATTCTTGAGACTCAACCTGGCCACGAATATGGCGCCGGTTCTTGGTGGCAGGCTTTCAACGCAGTCACTTACACCACTGACCACCTCCTTGGTCACTCAGCAGACTCACGACTCAAGTCGGCTTGGTACGGACAGAATCGCCAGCGCAAGATCAAAGCGCTTGAATCTGCAGTAGAATTTGCAAACTTTTCAGAAGCAGCTTAATGGAGCAAATGATGACTAAACTTACATTTGAACTTAACTATGATCAAATTGATGAAATCGTTTTGGATGAACTCAAGCGATCTTATGATCACCTTCGCGAAGATCGACGCGATCTGCAGTTAGTATATGACACTCAAGAAGAGTTGGATAGTATGATCGTGGCTTTTGAAAAAATTATTGAATATTTCATGACTAAAGAACAATACGCCAGTTACATGGCGTCTTTCCCACCCGGACGGTAAACTGAAAATCTTTGGACGGGTAGCTTAGTGGTAAAAGCTGGGCGCTCATAACGCCTCGATCGTAGGTTCAAATCCTACCCCGTCTACCATTTTTTAGTTGACAATTATATCTCACTGCAGTATAATGAGATATATAGAAATACAGTATGGAGATACTTGATGCTTACTTATAAGTACGTGGTAGAGTTCGAAAAGTACTTTAACAAAGGAAACTTGAAAGCTTTGACCATTAAGGATCGACTACACTTTATCTCTGAAAGAGATGCAAACGATTGGGTTGCTGCGGTTAGTAAGCTAAACCGCGATGGTCAATTCTTTAACTTTAACGTGAAGGCAGCATGAATTTGACCGTTAATGTATAAGTATGAAGACATAAAAACACTGCACCTCGAGATAACTGAGAAGTGTCAGGCAGGTTGTTCAATGTGCGCTAGAAATCGTGGGCCTAATGGTTCTATGCTGCAGCATCTTACGAACAGCGAACTGACACTTCAAGATTGCAAAGATATCTTTGAAAAAGATTTCATTAAGCAACTTTCAATAATGTTTATGTGCGGCAACTATGGCGATCCTATCATGGCTAAAGATACGCTTGAAGTGTTCGAACACTTCAGGTATACCAATCCATCGATGAATTTAAGTATGTTTACGAATGGTGGTGCGCGCAACTCAGACTGGTGGAAAGACTTAGCCTCCGTATTATACAGAGGAGGAGTAACTTTTTCTGTAGATGGACTCGAAGACACCAATCACATTTATCGTGAAAACGTTCAATGGGATCGTGTTATTAATGCTATGGAATCTTTTATTGGTGCCGGTGGAAACGCCGAATGGCACTTTCTTGTCTTTAAGCACAACGAACACCAGGTTGAAGAAGCACGAGAATTAGCTAAAAAACTTGGTGTTAAGTCTTTCATCCCCAAGCGTACAAATCGCTGGCCTGCTGGAAAGATGTCTTATAAGAACCTGAGTCAACCACAGAAGAAAGAATTCGTTCATGAAGTAAACGAATTTAAAAATCAAGCAATAGAAAAATTTGGAAGTTGGGATGAGTTCTTAGACAATACTAAGATTGGCTGTAAAGTTGTTAAACAGAAGTCTCTGTATATCAGCGCCGAAGGTTTAGTGGTCCCATGCTGTTGGCTAGGCGGACCTGCGATGTATGATTCAGAAGTTGAAAACTATAAAGACAGTCCACTTTTCAAACATATCATCGATGATAAAGATGAAATTAGTGCCAAAGTTCATGGCATCAGGGGAGTTTTTGAAAGCGGTTTCTTCGAAAAGATTGAAAAATCTTGGGGCGCACCATCAATTGCCGAAGGAAAGTTGATGATGTGCGCCAAGACCTGTTCAGTAAATCATGACCACTTCGAGAAGCAATTCGTACGGTGATTACTTACTGATGTAAGCATTAGCACCAAAGAATGTAGCTACTACGCCGGCTTGGGCGATGTAGAACATTTGAATGATAGCACCAAGAGCGTCAAGTTTTTCGATAGATATGATTGGAGAGAAAAGAATACCGGTAAATAAAACCATGCTTGCCATTGCCATCCAAGCCATATGGCGAAGTTGGTCTTCTTTTTTGTCTTTATTTTCAAACTCAGCCATCTTTTCCTCAAACTCAACTAACTTTTCTATTTTTGTCATTTCTTCATCGCTAACAATACCGTCGCCATTAGCATCGTGTTTGTTATATTTTGAATCTTTTTCAAGCGCTTTAGTCATTTAATCATTCCTTTGATTTAAATCATATTTGTTATAGTATAACTAAACATGATCTATAAAATCAAATCTCATCACAAATGTATTTATCTAAAAGGATCACAAATTGATTACTGAATTTAAAGAAGATATTGGTAAATGGATAATTGATTGGGTTAGCGTTTACAATGAAAATATGAAAGCTATCCCGTGTCCATTTGCAAAGAGTGCTTTAATTAGTGACAATATAGAATGGTATTTTATAAACTCAGTCGATGAACTGATTGAGATTTATAGTGATTTCAAGTTAGAGAAAGAAGTTTCTGTCATTGGATTCTCGAAAGGTTCAATTCCATTCGATGTTCTAGAGAATCTTACGAAAGAAGCAAATGCTGAAATGATGCCGCGCGACTTAGTAGCTCTTGAAGACCATCCAGAGAAAGATGAGATTCTATTTGGCGAAAATATGAATCACGGCAAATGGGGTTTTATTGCTATACAGAAACTATCAAAATTAAACAGAGCGTCTGAACAACTCACTAAGCAGGGCTATTATAAAGACTGGCCTCAGAAGAATTACGACGACGTAGTGACATGGCGGTATTCAAAAAATTAATGGTTACTATTGACATTTTGACCAAAAGGTATTATATATAACGAGTGGTTGCCTAATGGAACCACTGAAACATCAACCTTGCTTAATAGGAGGTCTATATGACTGACATCAATGCATCTAATTTGCTTCACACTAAATTCTTTGATTCTAGATACTTTGTTGGCTATGAGCCAATCGTAAAAAGATTTAATGAGATTTCTCAATCAATCTCCAGGTCTCTGCCCAATTACCCGCCATACAACATTGTTAAGTTAGACGAGAACAAGTACGTTATCGAAATTGCAGTAGCAGGTTTTGGTAAGCAACACCTCGACGTCGAGATTAACGATGGAACTCTTACGATTATGGGTAGGATTGAATCCGATCAAGAAGGTGGTCACTATCTTTATAAGGGAATCGCCGACCGCGCTTTCTCAAGAACCTTTAACGTATCAGACACGGTAGAAATCAAAAACGCTCAACTTCTGAATGGCATGCTGAAGATCTGGCTCGAGAACATCATCCCAGATTCAAAGAAGTCGAAGAAGATTGAGATTGATGAACCGACTGAAGAATCAAAGTCTGAAAAGACTTTCCTATCTGAAGGAAAATAAGTTGCTCATTAGAATCTTTAAAGACATCGATAACTGGTTTCAGCGTCAAGAAAAAGAAAATCGTACTCGCAAAGAGTTGAATTCTTTATCGGATAGAGACTTGCAAGACATCGGTCTTAGCCGCTATGACATCGACCGCATCTCCAGACATAGTTCTTGGTCGATTAAAACGGCCGGTAACTGAAGACTATAGTCTATAACTAAAGTGATTAAGAGGGGGATTTTCCCCCTCTTTTTAGTTGACAAATTGGTGAGTTTGGATTATTATAAAGTTATGACAAAGTTCTATACAAACGCATTCTTACATTATGACACAATCTTTCTCCGTGGATTTGAAGACGGTGAAAGAATTCAGCGCAAAATTCCATGCAAGCCTTATCTCTTCGTAAATTCAAAGCGAACAGATGCAGAGTTTAAAACTCTGCAGGGTAAGGCTATGGATAAGATCTACTTCGATCGTCCAAATGAAGCTCGAGACTTTGCTCGTCAATACGCAAACGTAGATGGGTTTGAAATCTGCGGTATGACGCAATGGCTATATCCTTTCCTCAATGATTACTACACCGGCGAGATCGACTATGATCCAAAGATGGTGTCAGTCGTTAACATCGACATTGAGGTTGCTTCTGACGATGGATTTCCAGATCCTTATACAGCCGAAAAACCTATCACGGCGATCACCATAAAGAAAAACGACATCTACATTGTATTGGGTTGTGGCGAGTTTGTAACTGATAACGAGAAGATTAAGTACTTCAAGTGTGAAGATGAGATGCGGCTTCTTCTCAAGTTTCTAGATCTATGGCGATCAGATTGGTTATCGCCTGACGTAGTCACCGGTTGGAACATCGATGGGTTTGATATTCCATATATCGTTAACCGAGTTCAACGAATTCTTGGCGGTGAGATGTACAAAAAGCTTTCGCCATGGAATATGGTGGAGGATCGAGATGATCAGGGAACTAAGTTCTACGACATCATGGGTATCACTTCGCTCGACTATATGCGAGCTTACAAAAAGTTTTCATTCACGAACCAAGAGTCTTATCGTCTCGACTATATCGGTCAGATTGAACTCGGCATTCAAAAGATCGACTATTCGGAACACGGTTCTTTGCTCGAGCTTTACAGGAATGACTTCCAAAAGTTTATTGAGTATAACATCCGCGATGTCGAGATCGTTGCAAAGCTCGACGATAAGCTTAAGTTAATTGAGCAGGTGTTTGCTATTGCCTACGACGCAAAGGTAAACTACCAAGATGTTTTTGGATCCGTTCGCATCTGGGATGTGATCATTCACAACTATCTAATTGGTCAACACGTCGTCATTCCACAAACTAAACAGTCAAAGAAAGACAAGAACATTGTTGGTGGCTACGTTAAAGATCCTATCTTAGGCATGCACAAGTGGGTTGTGTCATTCGACTTGAATTCTCTCTACCCTCATCTAATTATGCAATACAACATCTCTCCTGAAACTTTCGCCGGCAGACTTCCACTCAGTGAAGAAACCTCAGTCGAAAGGATCATGGATGGCTACCTCGACGAACCACAAATTAAGAATGAGATTATTGCCAGAAACGTAGCGGTTACTGGTTCAGGTGTTATGTTTGATCGCAGTAAACAAGGATTTCTTCCTAAGCTCATGGAAAAAATGTATAACGATCGCGTCGTGTATAAGAATAGAATGCTCGAAGCAAAACAACAATACGAGAAGACACCTACTCCTGAACTTGAAAAGATCATTGCGCAGAACCACAATATGCAACTTGCGCGAAAGATCCAATTGAACTCAGCTTATGGTGCTTTATCGAATAAATATTTTCGTTGGTATGATGACACTCTTGCTGAGTCTATCACTCTTTCTGGTCAGTTGGCGATTATGTGGATCGCGCGCGATATGAATAAGTATCTAAACAAACTCTTTAAAACGAAAGACAAAGACTATGTCATTGCATGCGATACGGATTCTATGTACATTACGCTTGACTCGTTGGTCAATAAATGCGGCCTCGAGAAGCATCCTACACCTGAAATCGTCAAATTCTTGGACGAGGCTATTGATGGGAAGCTTGAACCTTATATTGAGTTATGCTATGGGCGCCTTAGCGGATATGTTAATGCCTACTCTCAAAAGATGAAGATGAAGCGTGAAGCCATCGCCGATAAAGGTATATGGACCGCGAAGAAGCACTACATCTTGAATGTGTGGAACAACGAAGGTGTTGCTTACTCTGAACCTAAGATTAAGATTGTTGGAATCGAAGCAGTAAGATCATCGACACCTCAAGCCTGTCGCGAAAACATCAAGAAGTGTATCAAGATTATCATTGAAAAGTCTGAACGAGACGTAGTAGAATTCATCGATGAATTCCGTAAGAAGTTCTATAAGCTCCCGTACGAAGAAGTCGCGTTCCCTCGTGGCTGCAAAGGTCTCGGCGAATATGGTGATCGTGATGGAATTTATAGGAAAGGCACGCCTATTCAAGTTCGTGGTGCTCTTCTGTACAATCACTTCATCAAGCAAAAGAAACTCAATAATCGCTATGAACTAATCAAAGAAGGCGACAAGATTAAGTTCTGCTATATGAAACTTCCTAATCCAATCCGCGAAAACGTTATTGCAACACTTGGCGCTCTACCTCCTGAGCTTGGTCTTGAAACATATATAGACTATGAGCTGCAATATGCTAAAACTTTCGTCGATCCTCTCAAGACGATCCTCGATGCGATTGGATGGCAGACTGAAAAGAAAGCATCTATTGAAGGGTTCTTTGGATGATTAAAGTTGAAACGTCTCAGGGTGAAATAATCATCGATGTTCCTGAGAAATATTCTAAAGTTGGAATAAAGATTTCAGGAGGAGCAGACAGCGCGATCCTGTCGTACATGTTAGCCTTGTATAAAAGAGATGTGCGAGACATAGATCTGATTCCATTCACAGCCATTAATGCGGCCAAACCTTACCAACATATTTTTGCTCACAGAGTAATTGGATTTATCGAAAAACAAGTTGGAGTGCAATTCTATATTCACCAAATAAAACCTGAATTAGTTAATCCTGACACTTATGCCGAAGAACTAACTGAGTATACAAGACTATTGAGAAATAACGGCATTATACAAACTCACTTCACTGGAATAACTGAAAACCCAGATGCTGACGTCAAACTTGTACTTGACAATGGCTGGGATGGCATGGCTAATAGAGAAAAATCTTTAGGCATAAAGCCCATCAAAAGAAAGAACTCATATGTTCCTTTTGCTAATGTGAATAAGAAAGCTATCGCCGAATTGTATAACTATTATGGATTAACTGATACGCTTTTTCCAATCACGAGAAGTTGTGAAAGTAGAAAAACACATTTTACTCAACCTCATTGCGGAAAATGTTGGTGGTGTGTAGAAAGGAAATGGGCATTTGGAAGACTTGATTGAAAAAATTCTAAAAACAATTCCGACTTACAAACATAAAAAAGATCTACTAAAGATAGGAGAAGAGGCTTCGAAGTTAAAGCCTTTCTCCAAAGTTTTAATCCTTGGTCCAGGTCAAGGCGCAGAAACTATAGTAATAAAAAAAATGTGTCCGACTTGTAAGATAACCTCGATTGACGTATGGTATGAAAACGAATTTGAAGATCGGGCTCGAGGATTAGCTAAAGGGAAATTTAAAATAAAATTTGAAGACCGCGGCGAAATAAGTAACACTCGTCAAGATTATTTGAAACATTGCAAAGACTTTGATGTATATGTAGATGATGTATTTGATAAAAATATCTATGAAACTAAAATCATTGACGAGATTGGCGCTAACTGGGATTTCATATATTATGACTGCGAAGACAATGGAGAAGCTATTCCACAATTCTATATGATAAAAAAAATGCTTAAGAAATTGTGGAATATGTTAAATAATGGTGGAATTCTAATGGGAGACGATTTCTTTTATTTTACAAAACCAGATTTTAAGATGACTCCAATAGTAGAATCATTATTCTATGAATTGAATGATGCTATTGAATTTGATTTTGATAATAAAAGTGAAAATCTTTATTGGATTATAAGAAAAAAATGAAATTTATAGATGATCTTCATTCTACGGTTCCAACACAATGCGAAAAAGAATTTCTCCTTGAAATAGTTGAACAGAGTTTTCAGCTTCCATCCAATGCAGATGTGCTTATGCTGGGTGTTGGTCTTGGAGCTGAAGCCATAATTGTTAATAAGTTTGCTGACTCACCAAACATAGTCATTGTAGATGCCTTCATCTTTTCTTTTCTTATGGAAAAATGTCTGCCCTACACGAGCGTTCATAATATTGAAAATAATGAAGAAAATCTAGAATTTTTCTTAAAGATGTACAACGTTGACGCTGAAATAATAAACATAAAATTAAATGAAACCTCTGATGATAAAAGAATCTTTAAAGAATGGGACTTCATCTATTGCGATATCGCTACAAATCGCTTTAATGGATATGACAAATTGTTCTATAGTTTAATAAGAAAGCTTTTGCCATTATTAAAACCTAATGGAATGATTTTTGGTAGAAATTATTATCCTAGAAGAAATGTTGAATCAGACAAACCAAAAATGACTCTTTTAGTTAGAAATATAGCAGCTGAATTGGGGTGCACTTTGATACACGGTAATCATATTAATGATAAATCTTGTCATTGGATACTAAAAAAATAAACGAATACTGCATAAAAAAGATTGACATATATACCAAAAAGTTGTATACTATATTATATTTAGATATACTTAGATCGTGAACATGGAGTATCACATTGTCTCTTATCAATCGCCTTATCAAGAATTCTACGATCGAACTATCTTCAGTACTCACTGAAAGTAAGATCTATAATCGTAAAGATATGATTACAACTAGCGTTCCAATGGTGAACGTAGCGCTCTCGGGTCGCATCGACGGTGGATTAACTCCAGGACTAACCATTATGGCTGGTCCGTCGAAGCACTTCAAGTCAGCCTTTTCTCTCCTTATGGCTGGCGCTTATATGAAGCAGTACCCAGAGAGTGTTCTTCTATTCTATGACTCTGAGTTTGGTACGCCAAAAAGTTACTTCGAGTCTTTCAACATTGACATGGATCGCGTAATTCATACGCCAATCACCGACATCGAAAAACTCAAGTTTGATATCGTCAAACAACTTGAAGAAATCGGACGCGACGATAAGGTGGTGATTGTTATTGACTCGGTCGGTAACTTGGCATCGAAGAAAGAAACTGACGATGCTCTTGAAGGTAAGTCAGTTGCTGATATGTCCCGAGCTAAAGCACTTAAATCACTTTTCCGTATGGTAACACCGCATCTGACAATCAAAGATATTCCACTCATTGTAGTCAACCACACTTACAAAGAGATGGCTCTCTATCCACGTGATATTGTCTCAGGTGGTACTGGTATCTATTATTCTGCTGACACCATTTGGATCCTTGGTCGTCAACAGGAGAAAGATGGCAAGGAGATCACTGGCTATAACTTTGTTATTAATGTTGAAAAGTCTCGTTATGTTAAAGAAAAGTCTAAGATCCCAATCACTGTCTCTTATGAGGGTGGTATCAAAAAGTGGTCAGGCCTACTCGACTTAGCTCTCGAAGGAGGTTACATTTCGAAACCTACATCTCAATCCTATCAGTTTGTTGATAGAACAACTGGCGAACTCATTGGTGCAAAGATGAAAGCTTCTGAGATTGAAGATAATGGTGAAGCTTGGAAAACATTATTGAAGACTACTGATTTTGCTGAATGGATCAAGAATAAATACACGATTGCTTCTGGATCTTTGGTAAATCAAAATGAAACAGAAGAATAAAAAATACAACACAGATGAAAGTTAAAAATGATTGAAAAGACTATCTTATCACACTTAGTATTCAATGAGTCGTATGCAAGAAAAAGTCTTCCTTTCCTTAAGAATGAATACTTCCATAACCTATCTGACAAAGTAGTCTATAGTCTGATTGATGACTATGTTAAAAAGTACAATAGCACCCCAACTAAAGAGGTGTTGATGATTGAGCTCAACAATCGTGATGGTCTCAACGAGAATGCGTTCAAAGAGTCTAAACGACTTATTGAAGACTTGCAAATAGATAACACCGAGCTCAAGTGGCTTCTCGACTCTACTGAGAAGTTCTGTCAAGAGAAGGCGATCTATAATGCCATCATGGCTTCGATTAAGATCATCGATGATAAAACTGGTGCTTCATCGACGGGAGCCATCCCAACACTTCTTAGTGAAGCTTTAGGTGTTTCTTTTGATGTAAGCATCGGTCACGACTATTTTGCAAACTCAGACGATCGATATGAGTTCTATCATCGTAAGGAAGAACACATTCCATTCGATATTGATTATTTGAATAAAATCACGAAGGGTGGACTTGTTAGAAAGACTCTCAATATCGCTCTAGCCGGAACTGGCGTGGGTAAGTCACTATTCATGTGTCACTGTGCATCTTATAATCTGACACAAGGCAAGAACGTACTCTACATTACGATGGAGATGTCAGAGGAAAAGATTGCTGAGCGCATCGATGCAAACCTTTTGAATGTTACTGTTGACGAACTTTCTACTCTTCCAAAAGACTCGTATGACAAGAAGCTTAGTCGAGTAAAGGAGAAGACTATTGGAAAGCTTATCGTTAAAGAATACCCTACCGCTTCTGCTGGCTCTGCAAACTTCCGTCATCTTATCAATGAACTTCGTATCAAGCGAAATTTTGTTCCTGATATTATCTACATTGACTATCTCAACATATGCTCTTCTAGTCGCATCAAAGCGGGTTCAAACATCAATTCGTATACTTACATTAAGTCGATTGCTGAAGAACTACGTGGTCTTGCCGTTGAGTTTAACGTTCCTGTGGTTTCTGCTACTCAGACTACTAGATCTGGATACGGT